AAGGCTATGACATCCAGGAAATAAACTTTGACAAATGGAACGCAACTCACTTCTCACAGATCATGGAAGATCATGGATTTACGATGGTGGAAATACCACAGATGCTCAGACATTTATCCGGACCAACCAAAGAGTTTAGGTCTAACGTGTATTCCGGTAACATAATTCATTTTGACGACCCATTATTAAATTGGTCAGTTGGTAATGCTGTACAAAGACAAGATGCCCAAGAAAACATCATGCTGGATAAATCAAAGTCAACAGAAAGAATTGACCCGATTGCGGCTATCATAAACGGCTTCAGCCGAGCGACTACCGGGCAGGTTCAAGATTTAAGCAGTCACTTTTTAAATAATTGGAGTATGTGAGGTGATTAAAATAGCGAAAGCAATCAAAGCATTTTTTATAGCGCTATTCACTAATTGGATTGAAGATTTTTTGATTTTAACCGGGATCATATTGGGTGTAGTAAATACGTATTTAATTGGTGTTATTAATACAAACGTTTTAGCAGGTAATTACACAGTATCTGCTGTTTTATTTTTATTAGGAATCGTGCTGGCCAGAAGGGGGTGATAGACATTGCTATTCAGGAATGTATTGGCAAAACAGGACAAGACCAGCGATTTGCAAAACCCTGAACCATGGCTTATGAAATTGTTTGGAGGTAATTCCTCCTACAGCGGCGAACGAGTGACTATTGACTCTTCACTCGGAGTGCCGGCTGTTTATGCTTGCGTGAATATCTTGGCGAACGGTATCGCTACTTTACCTATGCAGATTTTTAAACGGACACAGACAGGCAGAGAACGAGAAAAGAGACATCCGACTCATAAGATATTGGAAAAGAGGCCGAATCCGTATCAAGGTCCATTTAAGTTTAAGCACTTGATTGAGACACATCGTAATCTGTGGGGTAACGCATATGTGAATATTGAATGGAGAGCAGACGGCCGTCCGAAAAGCTTATGGCTGTTAAACCCAGCGCACACAGAACCGGTTGTAGATGTGGATACGAACGAATTGTGGTATCACACAATGTTACCCGACGGAAGGCCAGCGAAAATATGGAATGGAGACATTATTCATCTAACATCTCTCTCTACAGATGGCATAAAGGGAAAATCTCCAATTCAAGTGATTAGGGAATCTATAGGAAGTGCTCAGGCTGCCCAAAAATTTAAAGGCAGTTTTTTCCGTAATGGTGCATCGACAACTGGTGTATTAAAAGTACCGGGTATGTTAAACCAAGATGCTAAAAATGTTGTAAGAGAAGAATGGGAAAAAGCGAACACTGGATTAAATAACGCCCAAAGAGTAGCCATATTGGATGCTGGACTCGACTTTCAAACAATACAAATGCCATTGAAAGATGCTCAGTTTGTAGAAAGTATGAAGTTCGATAAAACAGAAATTGCTACGTTCTATAATATTCCCATGCATATGGTTAATGAATTGGAAAGAGCTACTCATTCCAACATTGAGCAGCAGGCGATTGATTTTATCCGTAATACGCTAAGTCCAATTTACACACAGTATCAGGAAGAATTTTCTTATGGTCTGTTTTCCGAACGAGAAATGCAAAGGTATTACATTAAATTTAACCTTGAGGCATTATTGCGAGCGGACAAGAAAACACAAGCCGAGTTTTATAAAATCATGCTGGACACTGGCGTGTTTAACATCAATGAAGTTCGTGATTTGGAAGAAAAAGATGGCATTGAAAATGGAGACACTCACCGCGTTGATTTAAATCATGTTTCCATTGATATTGCTGATGATTATCAATTAGCTAGAGCAGGCCTGAAAGGGGGTGAGGATGATTAGGAAAAGTAATTTTAAATATCCGGTTATAAATAGCGTTACTCCCATTAGTAAAAGTAACCAGAGTTTAATGACGGTAAAAAACCTCACCGAGACAAGCGCGGATCTTTATATCTATGGGGTGATCGTAGATAATACTGATTTCAAATGGGATGAATCAGATGTTATGCCGGAAGATGTAAAAGACGCATTGGAACAAGTAGAAGGTCTGAAAGAGTTGAATATTTATATTAACTCTCCAGGAGGCAGTGTGTTTGCCGGCCAAGCCATTTATAACATGCTCAATCGAAACAAAGCTAAAAAGAATGTTTATATCGATGGTGTTGCGGCATCAATGGCGTCCGTAATTGCAATGGTAGGAGATACCATCTACATGCCCAAAAACGCTTATCTAATGATTCATAAGCCGCTCACTATTGCAATTGGTAATGCTACTGATTTTCGCAAAATGGCAGATGATTTGGATGTAATTGAAGATGGCCTGGTGAATGTGTATGAAGAAAATCTAAAAGAAGGCGTGGATATTGAAACTATAAAAGGTTTGATGGAAAAAGAAACTTGGCTGACTGGGGATGAGGCAAATGAATACTTCAACATGGAAATTGTAGAATCAAAAAATGTTGCAGCTTGTGGTGGCGATCTTTTAGCAAGGTACAACAAAACTCCTCAAAAGCTAATAGCACGAACAAACAGCAGTAAAGGAACTAGCAAAAAGAAAACTGAAACCAAGGATGATTTGATTAAATTCCAAAATGAACTGGACCTACTTGAATTGTAAGGTCTTTTTTTATTACCAAAAATAAGGAGGAATAAAATTGAAAATTAAATTTCAAACTGCATTACAGCGAATGATGATGGATAAAAAGGTGCTTTCTGTACAAATGAACGGAATGACTAAACACGAACAAGGGCTGCGCCAATCAGTGGCTGATTTGAAAGATGAAGCTAAAGCGTTGATGGACGATGGTAAGCAAGATGAAGCGAAGTCTAAATTGCAAGAAGCGAAGGCTGCAAAAGAAAAGCTTGATAACTTCTTAGCGTTAAAGAATGATTTTGAAGGTCTCAACATCCCAGAACCACAAGGAGCAGCTGGTGCCAATCTTCCTAAACCGGGCAAAGATCCAAAAGATGATAAACCGGAATATCAAGCTGTTTTCTTCAAGGCTCTGAGAGGACATCAATTGAATGCGGAAGAAAAAGAAGTTATGGAAAATCAGTTCCAAAACGCCATGACGGGCAGTGAGGATGAATCTGGCGGGCTGATAATTCCGGAGGACATCCAAACGCGAATCAATGAGTTTAAACGTCGTTTCGATTCTTTGGAACAATACGTGAATGTTGAACCAGTTTCCACACGCTCTGGTTCCCGCGTACTTGAAAAGAACGGAGAAATGTCTCCGCTTGAAAACATCACAAATGAAATGGACCCTATTAACGACATGGAAGGTCCACGTTTTGAAAATATGACTTACAGCATCAGCGATTATGCAGGTATCCTTAAAATTTCTAACACGCTGCTCGCCGATACTGATCAAAACCTTATGAATTATCTTGTTCAGTGGATCGGTAAAAAGTCTATCGTCACACGTAATCAGCTCATTCTTAATGCTTTGGATGGTCTGACAAAACAGGATATTAATGGGATAGACGGAATTAAAAACGTTTTAAATGAAACTCTGGACCCTGCAATATCTCAAAATGCTGTAGTTGTTACTAACCAAAGTGGCTTTAACTATCTTGATAAATTGAGAAATGAAGATGGCACTTATGTATTGCAGCCGAATCCAACTAATCCAACACAGAAACTACTTGCAGGTAAACCAGTTGTGGTTATCTCTAACCGTTTCTTTAGCGCAGCAGAAGGAAAAGCACCAGTCATTATCGGTGATTTGAAAGAAGCTGTTATCCTATTCGACCGCCAAACTTACTCTATTAAGACAACAGATGTGGGTGACGATGCATTCCGCCGTAACACTACCAACATGCGTGTGATTGAGCGTGAAGATGTTAAGACTTGGGACGATGAAGCTGTTGTGTATGGTGAGTTTACTCTTGACGGAGGTAACGGAGGTGCCGAAGGTTAATGACGCAATTTACAGCTAAGGTTATAGAGAATATCCCTGCAAATCGTTTAATTAACTTGGCGGGTATTGGAAGTGTTGGCGATCGTGATCCCGACACAATTTATTTGCAAACAGGTAAATTAGGAGAAGTTCCCGACCTTGTTTCAATCGGAGATTTGGAAGAAGGCACTGAAACCACAGTAACGATTAAAAATAATCCACTTTGGACAGTTGAAGCAGCTCAATTTCTGCCGGCTGGCACTTTAGTTCAGTGTGCTGAAGATGGCAGGGTCAAAGATTATCGCCCGGAGGATGGCAGTTATATTGGTTTTACGACTCACTCGGTAGAAGAAGGACAAACTGTATCTATCGTGCGTAAAATCGGTATTATGCCGCAATCACAGATTGAAACAATGAGTATGCAACAGGAAAAACCTAAAGCAGAAACAACTAAAAAGAAAACCTCAACAAAGAAAAAGAAATCTGATGGAGAGAGTTAATCCTCTCTCCTTTTTATGAGGTGGTGTTATGGAGTTAGAAGAAATTAAGCAGTTTTTACGCATCGACCATGACGAAGATGATCAAATGCTGGAAAATTTTATTACCAGGGCAAAAATGTATATTAAAAACGGCGTAGGAAAGATCGATAATGAAAACGAACTTTTCAAAATGGCTATAAC